AGCCCCGACACGCACCGCGTGCTGGCGGTCGCGCTGGACTATTGCCGCAAGAACCCCGCACCACGGAGGTAGACTCATGCACATGGGCAAGCGCCGGCGCGTCGCCGCCATCCTCCTGTCGGGCTTTGATGACTGCCTTCTTGGGGTGTCCTACCCCCGCAGCGGGGAGCGTGGCATCCCGGTCGCCGTCTACTCGGCGGACATGATTGCAGCTCGCCTGCGGGACAATGACGGGATGAGCCACCGCGATGCGAAGGCGTTCGTTGCCGATCAGATCGAGCAGGAGTGGCTTGGGGCCGGCACGCCCCGGATCGTGTGGGCGGCGACCGCCAACGACTTTGGGGTGGCCGAAGATCCCCCAGCACCCCCGCAAGCCGCCTAGGTTGCCCCAGGACGCGCCCGCCCCGCCTGGACGGCCGGAAGGGCATCCCGCGCCCCCTGCCCGGTAGGGGCCATCCTGTGGCATCAAATAATTCTGCGAAATATCCGCACTACCTCCTACACGGGCGTATACGAAGTGGTATTGTTCACCGTGTCGCAGGAACGCACGTTGCGGGAGCGCGACACAACCAGGAGAACACCATGCCCGAACCGATTGACACCACCGAATCCGAATGGCTCGCCGCGTACTACGCCGAATACGAGCGGAATCGCCCCGCCCTGGTGATGAATATCGCCACCTCCAACGCAAACCCGGACGAAGAAACGGAATACGCAGAGTCTCCGAACGCCTGACGCAGAAGGAATCAACCCATGATTACGAACAACCGCAAGCCCGCCGCCCGCCGCGAAATCGCCGCCCATCTTGCTTTCAAAGCAGCCTCCGCTGCCTGCAATCAAATCAGCGCGATGATTGGTTCGACAGAAATTGCCCGCCGCGAATACGAAACCACGGATGCCGCCGCGAGTGAGGCATACGCCAAGGCCACCGAAGAACTTCGCAAGCTGCACGACCGCTTGATTGAAATTGCGGAGGAAGCCGACCTGGCCTCCATGATGGCCGAAAAGCGCGCTTTCTACCGCGCACTCGGTGTGAAGATGGCTGCCCCGTAACCATTAACCGGGGCGATGCGACCGCCCCTTTCGCACACAAGGAGAACACCATGAACAACCGATTCACCAGCCGCCGCCGCAATAGCACCACCTACATCTGCGAGTGCTGCGGCAAGCGCACCCGCGAAACGGGCAACGAGGAATCCACCCGCGACCTTTGCCTTGCGTGCGACCTCGCCGGAGAAATTGAAATTGCAATCAGCGACAACCGCAGCAAGTTCACGCAGGAACAGCTCAACGGAATTGATGCCGCGATGGAAGATGCCAAGTACGACACGAAGGACGCTGATACCGAGGCAATCAAGAGCATCCATAACGAAGTTTGCAACATCGCCTACGCCTGAAACAACCGGGGCGATGCGACCGCCCCTTTCCCACCTACCCATGATCACCGCACAAACACCCATCGACTCCGACCCCGTGCATCAGATGCTCTCCACCCGCGCCCTGCACGTTCTCATCATCGGGCAGGCAATCCCGACCGTGGGCGACCTTGCCGCTGTTGACCGCGCCACCGCGGCCAAGTGGCGGCAATGCGGCGCGGTCACCCTGGCCGAATTCGACCGCCTCCTGCGCTCCGCAGGACTGTGGTGGGGTGGGCAGCATTCCGGCGACATCGAAGCCGTCCGCGCCCGCCTCAAGGAACTTGAGGAGGCCAACGCCGTCCTGCGCGCCATGCTTGCCCCCAACACGCTGGCGGCCTTCGACCGCTACACGCAGCTCGTCAAGGAGTACGCGCAATGAAGCACAAGCGCACGGGCCGCCGGCGCGGCTACGCCGACCTCTTCGACCGCGTCATCTACCTGGTGGTGCAGACCGACAAGGGCATCTACCCCACGCGCCTCGCCCTCTCCACGATTTGGGGGTGCAGCCCCAGGGCGGTCTCCCACCTCGTGGACCACGCCAAGCACACCTACGGAGTGCGCGTGCGCTCCGTGACCGAACGCAACCGCGGCTACGAACTCGTCAGCCCGGGTGTCCTGAACCTCAACGCCCTCAAGGAGCGCGCATGATCGAACTACCGGAAAACCTCCTGCCATTTGAGCGCAACCGAATCAATGACCTACGCAAGCTTGCCGACAAGGCCGGACCAGCGACCGCGTTTGCGGCGGAACAGGTGGTGTCCATGCTTGTGAGCGCGTTGCAATACAACTGGGAATCCGCCGACAAGCACCGCGCCGAGCGCGACCGCCTGGAATCCATCATCGTGCGCCTGGGCGGCGGGTTCGACCGTCGCGGCCTCGAGGGCGAACCACGCGGCATCATGGTGCAGCACGGCATTCACACCGTGGTGGAGGATTCTCAATGAAGGACATCGTCACGCAGCTCCGCGCCAACAGCGAGTGCCTTGCGCCGTCGATCATGCTTGAGGCCGCCGACATCATCGAACGCCTCCGCGAGGAGCGCGATGATGCGCGGCGGGAGGTGTGCGAATGGTGCGGGTTGTTTACAAATGAGTCGCCGCAGGGCGTGGCAGTAAAGAACAACTGGGATTGTTTCGAGGAGGACGGCAAGTGAGCGACCGAGATCACATGGCAGCCGCAATGCTTCAGGTCATTTTCAACAGTTCTGCCAACTGGGGACCGTGTCAGCACGAAAACCAAAAGTGGTATTGGGACGACATGACATCGGCGGCGGAAGTTGCGTATCGGCTTGCTGACGCCATGTTCAAGGCGCGCTATACAACCGAGGACGAGGAGGACGGCAAGTGAGCGACCGCAAACATCAAGTCTGTTTCTATTGTGACGCGCTCGTGTCAGGCAACGGCGTAGGGGATCACTTCCCCATTCCCAAAAATTGCGGTGGAACGGAAACCGTGCCATGCTGCGTGTCATGTCACGATATGAAAGACCGATTCAACCTTGAGAACTGGGGCATGGAATGGCAATCCGCAGTCATCGCCGATTTTCCGAAGGTGTCACGCGAGACACGGATCTTCCTTGCCAAAGTGATGCGGCTTGCCGCGGAAGCCACGAAGCTTCAAGCCGAGCTGAAGGAAGCGAAGGCCCGCAACACCCTGTACCTTTCCCGACTCCAGGAGCATGAAGCCCGTGAACAATGACCGCTGCGAGTGCGAAATCTGCCGCCAGTACCGATCCCAGGACCGCATCATCAATGCCGTGGTCATCTGCATCGGTTTCGTTGCGGCCGCCATCATGGCCTACGTTGGCGTGATATGCTTCCGCGTATGGCAGTAATCACGACCTACGACCAATTCAAGGCCACCATCACCGAAGCCGTGGCCGCCGCCGGCGGCACGCGATCCGGCCTCGCACGCGAGATGGAAGTCAACGGCATCCTGCGCGCCCATACCGTCCGATGCCTCCTTGGCACACCCGGCACGGTCATCGGGAAGCGCAAGCCCACCTTCGACTCCATCCTAAAGGTGGCCAACGCCGCCGGATTCGACCTCATCCTGATGGAAAGGAAGCACAAGTGAGCAAGGCCAAGACCCCCAGCGGCGTGGACATGGGCATCGTGGACATCCCCTGCGCCGAGCTGCACAACGACCCTGCCAATGTCCGCAAGCACGGGGAGCAGAACCTAGCCGCCATCAAGGCCAGCCTCGCCCGCTTCGGCCAGCAAAAGCCCATCGTGGTCAATCAGGACGGGGTGGTCATCGCCGGAAACGGAACCCTGATGGCCGCCCGCGCCCTGGGGTGGCAGACCATCAAGGCCGTCCGCACCAACCTCGCTGGCAGCGAGGCGACTGCCTTCGCCATCGCGGACAACCGCACCGCCGAACTGGCGGAATGGGACGATGCCGCCCTCCAGCAGCAGCTCGCCGCCATTGCCATTGATGACGAGGAACTCCTTGCCGCCACAGGCTTTGACGAGAAGGAACTCGCCAAGCTCGCCGCCGCCAATGCGCCCGAGGTGACCGAGGACGATGTACCCGAGCCGCCCGCCGAATTCATCACGCAACCCGGCGACCTGTGGCTGCTGGGCAAGCATCGCCTGCTCTGCGGGGACAGCACCAAGGCCAAGGATGTGGAGCGGCTGATGGACGGGAAAGAACCAAGGATGATGGTCACCGACCCTCCCTATGGCGTTGAATACGATCCCGCGTGGCGCGCGGAATTCAACAACGATGGCCCTGATTCCAAGCGTGCGGTTGGGAAGGTCGCAAATGATGACCGTGCCGATTGGCGAGAGGCGTGGGAACTGTTTCCAGGCGACATCGCTTATGTGTGGCACGCGGGCGCTTTCTCGCCTGTAGTGGCAGAAAGCCTTATCGCCTGTGGGTTTGAGGTGCGCTACCTGATTGTGTGGGCCAAGCAGCGCCACACCTTCGGAAGAGGCCATTACCACCACCAGCATGAGCCGTGTTGGTTTGTGGCACGAAAGGGTTCGCAGGCGCATTGGATTGGTGATCGCACCCAAACAACACTATGGCAAATCGACAACAACCGGAGCAACGACACCGGGCATGGCACACAGAAGCCGATGGAGTGCATGGCACGCGCCATCCGCAACCATGACGCACCGCTCATCTACGACCCGTTCCTTGGCAGCGGCACGACCCTGATCGCCGCCGAGCAGCTCGGCCGCGCCTGCTACGGCATGGAGATCAGCCCCGCGTACTGCGATGTCATCGTGAAGCGGTGGGAAACCCTGACCGGGCAGACGGCAACCCGCGAGGAAGTGTAAGATGCCACCGGAGGCCAAGATGCCCGAGCAATCAGCGGGGAAAGGGGAAAGTGCGGACGCGCCGCGTCTGTGGATGCGCGCCATCCGCGAGGGATGGCAGATCCCGGACGTGGTCAAGCGCGCCGCCGTGAACCGGGCAGCGCAGATCCTTGCCGACCAATCCAGCACTCGCCGCGAGATCATGCGCGCCACGCAGACCCTTGCCATCCTGGAGCGGCTGTCGATTGAAGCCGCCGTGCAGGAAGACCGGATGGCGCGGCTGGATTCGGGGACGGCCACCGAGAACGTGGCTCTGATTGACATGGCGGACGGTGCGCTTGAAGCCGTGGCCCGCTCCATCGCCGGCGTGGCCCCGGCAGAACCCCCCAAGCCGTGCCGAAAGCCCAAGCGCAAGCCCTGACCGCGACCCAGGCCGTGGAGGCCGCACGGGAGAACCCGGCGGCCTTTATCGCATTGCTCATCGGCAAGCCCATCAGCAAACTGCAACGCGAACTGCTGATCCATGCGGCCACCCACCATCGCTGGTACGCCGAGCTGCCCCGCGGCCACGGCAAGACCTCAAGCCTGACCTACCTTGCCGCGTGGTGGCTTGGCCGCCGCCCTGCGACCCGCTTCAAGCTCATCGGGTCCAACGACGAGGCCGCCAGCGCCACGAGCCGCTTCCTGCGCGACATCATCCGCAGCCCTTTGTACCGGGCCGTGTTCCCCCATGTTGCCCTCAAGCCCGGTGAGGACACCGTGACCGCTTGGAGCGTGACCGCTCCCGGTCTGCCCGCCCGCCGCGACCCGTCCGTGCAAGCCTCCGGCATCTTCGGCCGCACGGGCGGCCGCGCCGACATCCTGTGGCCCGATGACATCTGCGACCTCCGCAACGCGGTACTGCAACCCGCACTACGCGAACAGGTCAAGGAGGCGATGGCGAACATTTGGCTGCCCATGCTGGACCCGTCCGCCAAGCACCCGGCGCGCATTTGGCGCACGGCTACGCCCTTCCACACGGATGACATCACCGCCCAATGGCGGCGCGAGTGCGAGGAGAACGGCACGCTCCTGCGCCGGCCATGCCGGGGCTTGGAAAGCCCGTGGCCCGAAGTCTTTACGGCTGAACTGCTCAACCGCAACCGCCGCGAGATGGGGCCGATGGCCTACGCCCGCGCCTACGAGCTTGTGCCGCTGTCCTCGGACCTCCTCGTGTTCCGGCCCGAATGGGTGCGCTATCACGATGGCAACCACACGGGGTCGCGCACCATCGCCGCCATCGATTGGGGGTACGGCCGCAAGCGCCAGGAGCGCGACGATCCCGACTACTCCGTCTGCATCGTGGGCGAGGTGGACTACAACCGCAACCTGTACCTGACCGACATCCTGCGCGTGCGCGAGTCCTTCCCGGACTTCGCCCGCATGGCCAAGGAACTGGTGGAGCGCCGAGGCTGCCAACTGGTTCTCGCCGAGGCCAATGGCCCGCAGAAGGGCGTGTTCGACCAATTCCGCATGGGCTGCCGTCAACCCGTCATCCCCGTGGAACGCGGGGCGGACAAGCACCTCCGCTCCGCCGGGGCGCAGCCTTTTGTGGAGCAGGGCCGCCTTCACTTCCCCCAGGCTGCCAACGGCCAAGCCGCGCCCGACTTCCGCGTGGTGCTAGACGAACTGCTGTCGTTCCCCGCCGGGTCGCACGATGACACCGTGGACGTTGTGGTGGACCTCTGCAACGCGGCCGCCAGCGGCACGGTCGTGAGCCAAGGCGGCGTGGTCACCGTCAACACAACCCCCACGCGGATGTTTGAATCGCGTGGTCCGAAGCGAAGGATGTTCGGGTGAGTCGTTAGACTGATGCGAATGGCCGACCCGCAGCACAGCAATCCTCTGATGCCGAACGCCGTTCCAGGCGCTGGCCTTCCGCCCGCACGACGGCCGCGCAAGCCCCTGCCACCGCCCACGAGCCGCGGACCCACCGGGCCGCTTGCCCTGCCCGTGGAAGTGCAGCGGTCGTACTTCCGTACCGCGTCCCTGATGCTGCGAAATAGCAGCCTCGCGTACCGCCTGGACGTGAACTATCAGGCCATGATGCGGATGGACGCGGACATCGAAGGTGTCCTGCGGTCCCTCCTTGTCACCCTCGCTGGCCTTGAATGGTCCGTGACCGCGGACGATGACGAGAACCCCCGCACGCAGGAACTTGCTTCGCGCATCGCCGACATCGTCAACGCCATCCCTCGGCGCAGCGACCTGTTCCGCGCCATGCACGAGGCCGTGTGGTACGGCGTGTCCGCCACCAACATCGTCTACGAGAAGGACGCGAAGCTCGGCGTGCGCGTGGCCGAATGGATTCCGTTCGCCTCCGACACCTTGGCATTCGACCAGCGCGGCAACGTGGCTATGCGCGTTGGCTCGGCGTACATCAACGAATCGTCGGTGACCGACCTTGGCTTCGACTCGCTCGTCCACCTGTTCGATGACAACGAGCGCCGCGCCATCGTCCTGCACCGCGTGTTCACGACCGCTCCGAACTTCATCGACCCGAACAGCGCCGATCAGGTCTATCGCGGCGTGGGCGCACGCGATGTGTGCTGGTACATTTGGCTGCTGAAGCAGGAGATCCTTCAGAACGCCGCCGCCTACGCGGAGCGATACGCGCTCGGCATCCGGGTGGGCTACTACCCCGCTGGCAACGATGCGGCCAAGAACGAGATGCTGACGGTTCTTCAGAACCTCGTCAACGACAACTCCGTGGTGCTGCCGCGCATCGGCCCGAACGAGTCGATGTACGACATCGACATCAAGGACGCGAACGCGGGCCGCGCACAGATCTTCATGGAGATGGTCGATTGGTGCAGCAGCAAGCTCAAGGAGGCCATCCTTGGGCAGTCGCTCTCGAGCGAGGCAGGCGGCACGGGCATGGGGTCCGGCGTTGCCGATCTCCACGCTGACACCCTCTCCCGCGTCATCCGCTACCACGCGGACGCGCTGGCGGAATCCATCACCACCGACCTGGTGCGCGTGGTCGCCAAGATGCTCGGCGCGTCCGATGACGAAGCTCGCGCCATCCGTTTCAACTTCGCCCCGGAGCGCCCGGACACCAAAGAGCGCCTGGAGGCCGTGGAGAAGTTCGTGGCCCTCGGCGGCCGCGTCAGCGAACGCGAGGTGCGCGACCTCCTCGGCCTTGCCGAACCGATGGACGGCGAACCCGTCCTTGGTGGCAAGTCTGCCGGCGGGGACAACCCCATTGCAGCCATGCTCGGTTTGGGCAACGATGCCCCGGAGGGTGAGGAACCCGCCCCGCAGGCTCCCAAGGTCGTGGCCGTCCGCAAGCGCAAGCGCAAGGCATGAACCGCGCCGCGCTAGACAAGCACCTCCGCAGCGTTCTCAAGGAGGCGCAGCAGGCGTACCGCAGGGGCATCGCAGCCCAGGTACTGGGGGAAACGGGCGCGGAGCATTGGCGGACGTTCCACGAGGCAACGTCGGCCCTCCTGATGGCCTCGTGGCTCTTCGGCGCACGGGAGGCCATCGACAAGGCCAAGATCCCGGACGAGGCCGTGGCGGGGATGCTCGAGGACAACACGGCCCTGACCTTCGACCGCCTTGAAACGGGCATTGCGCTGGAGGGGTTCGGCCGCGACTTCCTGGCCCCCATCGCCAACTGGTTTCGCACCCGCGTGCCGATCTCGCGCACGGATTGGGATGTGCTGATTGAGGCCGCCCAGCGCAGCGGGGGCGAAGTGGCCGACCACGAGCGCAACACCGCCCTGCCCGATATGCGCGCCCGTAGCCCGGTGCTTGATTCGCTCTTGCGCGGCATCACGGCCAACCCCCAGGGTGGGCAAATCTCCACGGCCAAGCGGATCACGGACGGCACGTTCTTCGTGACCGCCATGAACCCGAAGCAGACGCGGCAGACGCAGGAGCTGATTGCCCGCGTCATCGAAGAGAAACCCGGCAAGTCCGTGGTGGGCAAGTGGATACGCAAGATGAACCTCGGCGATTTCGTGACCACCACGCAGATGGTCACGGGGACGCACCTGACCACGGCGCGGCTTGAGACCGTGCTACGCACGAACACCAACCGGGCGGCCACGGAAGGACTTGCGGAGACCCTGCGCGAACCGAAGGTGCAGGCGTTCGTGCCGCTGGTGGAATACAGCGCGACCGGGGACAACCGGACGCGGCCCACGCATCAGGGCTTGGACGGCTACATCGGCACGATGGAGATGTTTGATCGCCAGGGGATCGCACCGCCGTGCGGTTTCAACTGCCGCTGCGCGCTGATACCCGTGCCGGCGGCGCGCGCCCTTGAGCGCGGGTGGACGGATGTGGATGGCAATGTGAACTACGCCGCGCTTAAGCGGCACAACGGGAAGCGTCAGCAGCTCATCGACACGCGGCAGATTCCCGATCCCGGATTTGTGAATGCGTAAATCGCATAGGAGGACGCTACGATGGAAGGCATGAGCGACATTCGCAACGAAATCGAACAGCGGCTCGGGGTGTTTGCGCGTCCTGGCGAGAAGGTGGCGTTTGAAAAGGAATATGTTCTTTGGGGATTGCCAAAGGGTGAGACAGATCGTCTGCATGAAAAGGTTCTGTCAACACAAGCGAAGACCCCCGCGCAAATGGAAGATGTCAAGAAGCGTGCAGCCGCAGCGGGTTGGCATTCCTTCCGAGTTCAAATCCTAGATTTGTCGAAGCCATACAAGGGCTTCTCCCGCCCCGGCGCGAAGGCGACCTTTGCCGGCGATTGGCATGGCAAGCGCGTGACGAGCAATGCCGGCAAGATGTTCTTGGTGCAGCGCAGCGCAACGGGTTACGACCTCTACTCCGTTGATTCGGGCAAGAAGGCCAAGTCGATGACGCAGGAGCAGATGGACGAGGCGCAGCGCGCTGGCAAGTTCCGCGATGTGTTCTCTCGCCCCGGCGCGAAGGCTGCGATGGGCAAGTACGCCACCGAACTAGGCTGGATTGCAAGTCAGGCAAAGGATCAGCCGGAACTTGCAAAGAAGAACATTCGCGTTCTTGCCAAGGCCATGAACAAAGACCCCGAGCAGCGCAACAGTTACGACTTGACGGATATGCGCCGGCTCTTTGAGCTTGGCAAGCAATTGGGGATGAACATTGAGGTGATGAACCTTTACGAGAGCGGACGGCATTCCCGCCCCGGCGAGAAGTCCACGATGGCAATTACGCCCATTCGTGTGACAGAAGCGGAGTACGCCGCTCTTGCCGCCCGCGATGCCGTTAGCCGCAAGATTCTCGGAGATTCCCAGTACCAAATCACCCCGTCCGACCGCACAATCCGAGCTGCGGGTGACGCTGCGTACAAGACTGCGCTAGCACGACACAACGCATGGGACAAGGCGTGGCGAAATGCGCCGAACGATGCTGCGCGTGCGGACATTGAGGCACGGACAGAAGCGGCGGAATCCAAGATGCGCGTGTATCGCGGAAGCCGCCCCGGCGCGAAGGCCGCGATGGGCCTCGAGGACGCGTGCTGGAAGGGCTACGAGGCCGTGGGCATGAAGACCAAGGACGGCAAGGACGTTCCCAACTGCGTCCCGAAGGCCACCGCCGCCAAGCCTGCTACGCCAGCCATGCGCGAACTTGAACGCAAGATGCACGACCTGATGCAGAAGGCCGACAGACTTCTGAAGCAGTCGTTGTCCGCAGCAGTCACCGCAGAAGAAAGCCAGCGCCTTCAGGATGAAGTTGAGCGCATCTCCGAGCAGCTTGACGCGATGGGAGATGAACTGAATACGCAGCGCAAGGCGGCTGGTTTTGCCAAGCCCGAGATCGAAGAGACCGAGCAGGACAAGGCCGGCCTCAAGCTCATGGAGAAGGCCGACAAGGCCGTCAGCGACAAGATCCGAACACTTATCAAGGAAGGCAAGCCGCAGGACCAGGCGGTAGCCATTGCGCTCGACATGAAGCGCAGAGGAGAACTGTAAATGCCCGTAATCAACACCGCCCAAGAGAACTTTCGCAACGCATCGGTTGCTAGCGTCCCTACAACCTACACCGCCGCGCAAGCCCTCTTACTCAACGCCGCTCCGACTAGCACAACGGGAACCGCCCTCCTGTGGGACATCAATACGTCCTCGGTGAGTGGGACGAACCCCTCCCTGCTGTACGTCATGCCGTACATGATTAACGCAGGAACGCCCGCAAATACCGGAATCGGTATGCGGCTCCTTGGTTGGCGCAAATACCTTAATGCCGCTGGCACGACCTTCTGGTACTTGCCGACCGTCCTTGCGGACTTTACGCTTGGCTTTACTACCCCAGCGTCGTCAACGGCGAACTACACCATTGATGTGGCAAACACGCGCCCCTTCTCAAGCATCACGCAGGTCGCTGGAACTCCTGCGGCTAACCTGTACTCGCCCGCTACGGCGGCGGCGGCAAACGTGGAAGCTGCTTACGCGATGATTGACCTTGCTGGTGCGTCTTACGTCACGGCGCAGTTCAAATCGAGCGACACGCCCACAATGGGATGCTTCTGGTCTAACCTCTGAAGCAAGAAACACAATGAGAGCAATTCGCACACGACAGCTCTTCAACTTCAGCATCTCCAAAAATGCTTCGGGGGTCACGGGAAGCTCCCGCGCTGGATCGTTTCTGCGCGATCTCGTCAACGGCACGGACAGCGTTGACATCATCACCATCGGTGACTCAAACGCTTTGAGTCCTGGCGGCTACGGGTATCACGTTGCTTGGCATCGTGCGCTTGGGATGTACGCAGGCGCGCAGATGTATGCGACCCCGTTGCTCCCCGGTGGCAATTTCCTAAATACGACTACGTTTGTCAGCCTAAACGCAGATCAAGCACCGCTTGTCGGCGCTGTCTTGACTACATCTCTGAACGGCGCAGCAAGCGGAGGTGGTTTGGGTGGAACCATGCGGCAGATGGTTCGCTACACCAGCGACACGGCAATCAACGCTTGCGCGACAGCACTTGGCTTTGACAGCACGAACTTCACGAACGATGACACAACGATGCTCCTCAAGCCGAACAACTGGCAATGGACTCCTTGTGCGCTTGCTGCTGGAGAACAATGGACTTCCTCAAGCGGTACAAGCAACGCCGTTTGGGTGAACAAGGAGCAGCCGATTGCCTACGGTCTTGCGGGGACCGGAAATCAAGTCTTGCAGTATCGCCTTGTCTATGGCACGTTTGCCACGGGCAGCGGATCGTTCAAGTTGAGTGTGTTCAATCAGTCCGATTTTAGTCTGAACCAGCGCAGCTCGTCGTTCCAAACGAACACGGGTACGGCTGGCTACAGCACGACTCCTGCTACGCTTGATTTCACGACCACCACGACCGCTGTTGGTGGAAACATGGGCGTTTACTGCTCATGGGACGGTGCAAACCAGGGCGCTCCTAACGCACCAACCGGACCGTTTGCAGCGCTTTGGATGAGCGTGACGGCAAAGAACCGCAAGGGTTATTCTGTAAGCAACCTGACCGGGAGCGGCGGACGAACTACGTCCCAGCTTGCGGATCGGGTGGAGGGATGTGACAAGGTTCTTGATTCCTTCCTCAAGGAGATCCGTGATCGTCAGATGATGGCAGGCGGCTCCGGTCGCGCCATTGTTTGGCTCAACAGCGGCATCAATGGCCCTGATTCAAGCAGCACATGGATTGCCGGGGCGGAACGGATCAGGAACCGTATCGCAGCGCGGTGGCAGACCATTGGCGGGTCGATTTCAAACCTTGCCTTTGTGATGTCCGTGACGCATCCGACCACCAGCGTGGCATCCTGGGACTCGGCGCGTGCTGCGGTTGCAACCGGAGCAAGTGATTGGGCGGCTACTAACGCCAACGACGCATATGGTGTTGCGGTGTTTGACATCGCTTCCCGATATTCGGCAATCAAGCTGACCAACGGACCTGCCCCATCCGGTTCACTATATGACCCGACTGGACAGGCTCACCTCCTTGGAGTGGCGCAGGCGCTCAATGGGTACGACGGTGTAGTGACCTCTTGTGTTGCATCCCTGCTGGGATCAGCGTTGACCTGACATGGAAATTGACCTCAAGCCAACCGACGAGATGGCCGCCAACGCCGAGCGTGGGCTGGCGCTGCGCGAGAAGCACGGCCGTGGCGGCACGGAGGTGGGCGTGGCTCGAGCGCGGGACATCAAGAACCGCAAGAACCTGTCCCCGGACACGGTGCGCCGGATGCACTCCTACTTCGCCCGCCACGAGGTGGACAAGAAGGGCGAGGGCTGGGGCAAGGATTCTGCCGGGTATATCGCGTGGCTTCTGTGGGGCGGAGATGCCGGCAAGGCGTGGGCCGACCGCAAGAGCAAGGAACTTGACCGCAAGGAGGACAAGACCGTGAATAGCAAGGCATCGCACAGCGTCCAGGATGACGGCGAGAAGATCAAGATTGAGCGCGTGGAGCTGTTCATGGCGTTTGACCCGGCCATTGACGATGGTGAGGCCGACCCGGAACTCAAGCGGTTCAACAACGAGCGCCTGAAGTCCATCGTCCGCGCCACCCGCGCCCACATGGCGCGTGGCTCATTCCCCCAGGTCGTGGTCATGCACGAGAAGAACGGGGACGAGCCGAAGAGCGCGGTGGGCAGAATTCCCACGATCAATTACGAAGAACGCAATGGCATCGGTTACATTGTGGGAGACATGGAGGTGAACAAGCCCATCTTCGACAGCCTCATTGCAACCAACGCGTTCCCGCGTCGGTCGGCAGAGATTTGGGCTGAATCGAACCACCTGTCGGAAGTGGCCCTGCTGGGCCGCGAGACCCCGCGCCGGCCGCTGCCCGATACCCACTTCGCCCGCGAGGGGAAGAAGATCACTTGTTCCAAGTCAAACTTCGACCTCGCCGGGGTCGGAGGCGGACTCAACACCTTTGTCCCGGCGACCACCAAGGAGGAAGCCTCAATGGCATCCAACGATTACCGCGAAGAGCTTGAGGCGATGAAGTGCGCCATCGGCGAACTCGCTGACATGATGAAGAAGAAGTTCGGTGAGGACGAGTCCAAGGAAGAGAAGGACGAGATGTCCGCCGAGACCATCACGGACATGGAATACAAGTCCAAGAATGCCGAGGACGGCGTCCACATCGACATTGGTTCGCACGAGGGTGCGCCGGATTCGATTGACATCGAAGAGGAAGAAGATGCCATGCCCGTGGTGGCTGCCCGTTCGACCTACGCCCTGCGTTCGGAGAACGCTCGCCTCAAGTCCCGCATGGAACGCCTTGAGGCCGAAGTGCGCCGCGAGAAGTTCTCCCGCGAGATTGACATCCTCGAGCAGGACGGCTACCGCATCCCCGAGTCGCAGCGCGACAACCTCATGACCCAGCTCCAGGCTAGCCGCGACCCGGTTGCCCTGCTTGAGTCGTGGCGCTCCCTGTTCTCCCGTGACCCCATCGGCGCAAAGATCGACATGAGCCGTGCGGCCATGCCGAAGACCGTCAGCGGTGGCGACATCTCCTCGTTGGTCAAGGAATTCGCCGGAAAGCCGGAAGAGTTCGCCAAGGCCATCAACTCCCGCATCAAGCGTTAATCGCAGAAGGACACTACAGAAATGCTTCAGTTCTCCCCCAATCTCATCGCAGGCGGCGACATCAACCCCTACGCCATCGTGAAGATGTCCACCACGGCATTCACGGGCGCGGCTTCCACCGCTGCTGCTGACTACGTTGTCGGCGCTGCTGACGGTTCGACTCGTCGTTTCGACTCCGCGCTCCACGCGGCTGCCGGCGACCCGATCAGCCTCCAGCCGTCCAACTGCGTGCAGCTCAAGTGCAACGGCTCCACCGCTATTGCTGCTGGTGATGCCGTCAAGGCAACCACCGCTGGCGCTGCCGTGGCAACCACCACTTCGGGCGATGTTGCCCTGTTCGTTGCTCTTGAGGCCGCGTCGGTTGGCGCGATCTTTTGGGCTTACCGTCTCCCCGCCACCAAGGCGATCTGATCCCTGACCTTAAGGAGGTCTTACCATGAGTTATGTCGCAGTCGGTGGCGGACTGAATACGTTCGTCCCCTCCACCAATGCCCTCGCAACGGGCGCTCTTCAGGTTGAATTCACCCGTGCGGTGAACACCTTCCCCATCACGAAGTACGCGCAGATCGTTCCCACCCAGCAGATGACGGGCTACTACCTTCGTCTTGACTCGGACGACAACGTCCGCGTGACTGATGTGAACGAGTTCGCTTGGCCCCTGGGCAATGACCGCCCGGTCGGCAAGATGAACCAGCACGACTTCGTGGCGTTCACCGCTGCTCGCTTCGCCTACCCGTTCTACATCCCGAACGAGACCGTGAAGCAGGCCGCGTGGGACGTTGTCGCCCAGCACGCTCGTGCGAAGGCGCAGCTCGCCATGACGGCTCGCTCCATGCGTACCGCGACCGCCCTCGTGGGCAGCGCAGCGCAGACCTCGTTCAACAACGTGGGCAACTACTACGCGACCGGAACGGCGATCTCGGGTGCTGCGTGGACGGGTTCGACCACCAACATCATTCAGAAGGGCATTCAGACGGCCCTTCAGCGCATCTCGCTTGCCACGGGCGGCGCGGTGCGTGGCGAGACCGACATCATGATGGTCATCTCGCCGACCATTGCCAATCTGCTCTCGCAGACCACCGAAGTTCGTGACTACGTCAAGAACTACCCGGCTGCTCTGCCCTTCCTCCAGGGTAACGATGTGTTCGCCAAGTACGGCCTCCCGCCGAACCTGTTCGGCGTGCAGGTCGTGGTCGATGACAGCGTGAAGGTCACCACCCGCAAGGGTGCTGCCACCACCACCCGCTCCTTCGTCTACGGCAACTCGGCCGTGTTCGTGAGCCGTCCGGGTGGCCTGGTGGGCGTGGAAGGTTCCACCTCGTTCTCCACCTGTCAGATTTTCGCCTTTGAGGACATGACGGTTGAGAACTGGGACGATCCGCGTGATCGTCGCATCGAAGGCCGCGTGATCGACAACAGCACCTCGGAACTGGTTGCCCCGGTGTCCGGCGTGCTGGTGCTTGATGTCACGACCT